GCTAAGAGGATAAGACCTCCTATTTCTACAGCAAGTAGAAGTGCAGCCTCTTTAACACGCCCTTTGTTAGAACGTTGCAGTTGGTTACCATCTGAGAACTTGTTGATTACAAAGAATATAGCAGAGAATAATCCAGCAATAGTTCCAGCAATCCATACGAGTGTACGTCGTCCTTCTTCAAGACCAGTCTTGTCTACTTCAGCGAGTTTCGCTACTGTACGAGAAAGTAATATAAGACCTATAATAACTTCACCCATAAGAACTACTACTTGCCATGAAGCACCCTTACCACCACCGATACCAAATCTAGCTTTACCAGGGATGCTTAACTTGGCGGACATTGCACCAGACATGAATTCGACGGCTGCGAACAGACCAGCGATAGTCAATGCGAGTGTTTTAAGTGTCTTAGTTCCTTGTTCAATCTTACCTTTGTCGATTTCACCGAGACGTTCGATAACACCTACAAGTTGTTTAAGACCTAGAATAAGAGATAACAACACACCAACAGTAGACCATTTGGTATTACCAGTTGTGACTTTAAGACCACCCATACCTGAGGCCATACCAAGGTTCTTACCACCAAGCTTAGCACTACTAGCTGAACCGTCAACACCTACTGCAAATGTAGCACCTACAGTAAGCATGAATTCTTCAAGAGAACGCATTACTGCTTTGAGTGCGGTGATACCATACTCGATTGATTTCTTCTTAGCGGCAATCTCTTCAGGACTTGCAGTTGAACTAAATATATCCAATGCACTCAACAATTGTTTGAATCGTGACATTAAGACATATAAAGTAGCAGCAGTACCTAAAGTTTGATTACCTGTCGATGCCTCAAGACCAAGTTGGAATTGAGGGCCTACTTTTATTCCAGCACCAACCTTGAATCCCATAAGAGCCATGATAGAACCGATAACGACAGCAACTTTCTCAAGTTTAGCCATACCGTTATCAAGAGTTTTATCGTCAATCTTATTTAGATCATCAATAATACCAAGAAGTTTCTTAACGGTAGACGCAATTACAAACATTGTAGCTGCGGTACCAATTGTGGCTCCTGAGAATCCAGAAAGCCAAGTAGCACCAACGAGTTCAAGCATAATAAGCCCCATCATCTTAAGAGACTTCATAGCTTTATCCCATTCCATGTCTCCAAGCTTAATAAATAGATTACCCAACATCATTACAGACGATGCCAATGAGATCATCATTGTAGCTGATGCCATTTTCTTAAGCAATTTACGTACTTCAGGGAATCCAAGTTCGTCCATCAATTGTGATAACAAACCTGAAGCTCTATCGCCTACAGATGCAGCAGCTCCAGCTCCAATAGCTTTTGCTTTTTGGATGCCAAGATAGGCACCAACTAGGATTGTGGCCATTGCAGCAATTGCTCCTACAGATTGTAGAAGTTTATCTCCAGGAATAAGAGATACTACAAATAACGCACCAGCGAATTCTAGCATTGCCATACCAATCGTCTTGAGTGTATTTGCTTTAATATTTTTCTGGAAGGCTCCAAGTGTTCCTGACAATTGTGAAAGGATACTATTAGAGTCACCAATACCAAATATTGCTTCTTTCAAAGCTTTAATTGGGTGTAAGATATTTTGGATTAGATTTGAGTCTTTAAACTTCTGTAATTGTTTAAATAACAAGAAGAACCCTGCAAGTTTAATCGCAGTATTTCCCTGCAAACCATGTCCAACTGTATCAAAGAATTCAGCCAAATATGTAAATACTCGACCACCTACATCTGATACAGTTTTAAATCTATCAGCAAGCCATTCTAAGAGATTACCAATTCCTTCAATACCAGACTTGATTAAAGCTGTTTTACTTGAGAAATCGATATTAGAAAATGCTTGTTTTATGGCACCCCAGAAACCATCAAAGACAGTTCCTAGTGTTGAGAATGACTCTTTAAGTCTATCAACAATATGCCATTTTGAAATTGTGTCAAAGATTTTACCGAGTACAGTATTTGAGTCTCCTGCTGATGTTTTGAGTTTATCAAACCCACCAGTAACAAGACCTACAATGCCAGAACCCAGTTTCTTAACACCATTACCGATTGAACCGATAATACGTCCAAACAAATCAGATACAGATGTGGCTTCTGAAAGATATTTTGTATAATCTTTAACAGCTCCACCAGCGTCTTTCATTGCTTTAGACAAATGTTTTTGTGTACGTTGCATGAACGTAAGTTTTTCTTCTTGTTTGTCTACACCATCACCAAGTTCATCAGCTGAGGCTTTACCACCAAATAGACCATTTTCGAAGACTTCTTTAATGTCGTCTTTTACAGTCTTAAGAATTGATGATAGAGAGCCCAACTTGTCAGAAATTGGCATATCGAAACTCGATTTGAGTACATCAAAGAAACCTTTGAGTGTATCCCATACAAGTTGTAGAGGTGTGAGAAGAAGTTTGATAACATCCAAGAACCACTGAACAGCATCTCCAGCTTTAGAAAACGCTACAGCAATCTTGTCTGTTTCTCCCGGTTTAGGACCTTCACGGAAAGCCCATACCCATTTATCAAATTTATCAGTAAGGTTCTTAAATCCGTTAGCCATTCGTTCTAGTAAAGACAAGCTATTTTCAGCATTAGGATCTTTACCGAAACCGAACATCTTACCAACATCTTTTAGGAATTTACCAATACTAACACCAACTCTATCGAAAAATGTGTCCATAGGACCGTCAATACGAGTCCAGATACCATCAAGAAGGCGTGTGATTGTATCCCAGAATTGTTCTAATGCAGCACGTATTGTGTTAAACGCATTAACAAGTCCAGAGCCATCCAATTGTGATTTGATACCAACGAATATACGCCCAATACCGTTAAATACATTCGCTATCATACCAGCAATAAGAATCAAATCTTGGATTATATTATCTGGTACGATTATATCGATAGCTGCAGCGATACCTTTAGCTACCATTTTCACAACGTCCCATAGACGTATAAATACTTCTACAATATTGTGAATTGCCAGGATTACACCTGGCTTGACTTCATCACCAACATGGAATAAATGTTTAAGATAATCAGTAATCTTGATGATTACCTCTGCTATCTTAACGAACACCATGTTAGTTTTATCGCCTTCTTCAGCCCATTGTCTAAATATGCTAGACTCTGGTATCATTGCTAATATGGCATTCTTAACACCTTGTCCTGCTAATTTAAGAGACTCAAAGAGTTCAACAATTGCAGAAATGAGGTGCGTACGTCCATCAAGTTGGTTGAATGCGTGAGCTATTTGAGCAATCATATTTGGGATGAAGGACACAGTTGCAGCCAGCATACTAGCTACTGGTGTCCAGATAGCCATAGCTTCTTCACCCTTACCAGCAAGTTCAACCCACATTTTAGACCAAGCATCGTTTACTGCTTCTTCGGTAGCTTCCATAGCTTCCTTGAATGTATAAACGTTTGCAGCCATCTCTTGATATACAGGGTTATTTGCATACTCTTCCAATGATTGCATCAACACTTCATTAGTAAGCCAACCATCTTTTAAGTGTTCTACAAACAATCCTTGCACACCAACAGCATCTACTTGTTCTTGTGTAAGTGTCCCCTGAGCGACGGCTGCTTGGATGATTGCTTCCTTATAAGCTCTGGTTGCCATATTTGCGTTTTCCAATGACATCCAGTTTTGTCGGTTCATATACCCCATTTGCAGTGCTTGTTGAACACCAAATTGTAAGGCTGAACCAAATTGGGCAGTATTAGCACCAGCAGAGGCTGCCAAGTTACCAAAACCTCTCAAAGCAACATTAGCTTGATCCAAACCAATACCAGCATTAACAAACTGCGCCAATGCGGAGTTCATTTGTTGAGAATTGTATTTGGTTGTTTTGGCATATTGTTCCAAGTCACGCATTGTAGCGGTGATATGGTCTTGCTCTTCTTTACCCAAGGCAGCAACCAAGATACGAGTTGAGTCAAGTTCTCGTTCATATTCTTGATAACCTTGGACTACAGGAGCAAGAGTCCATTTATTTAATAACGATGCCCCAGCAATAATTGCACGAGATGCAATATTACCCAAAGCCACCGTTGCAATACCTTCCAGCATTGAGAATTTACCTTTAACACCCTCAACACCAGAACCCAATTGTTCCATTGAGTTTTTAGCATTTGATGCTCCAGATTGAATCGCTCCAAATCCAGAGCCTGCATTTTCTCCAACTCTACCCACAGCAGATGCTGCGGTGTTGGATGCATTACCGACACCTGTCATCTTCTCCACAATGTTACCAAGAATTGGGACATGTGAGACTAGACCTGCAAGTTTACTTGACAGAGAACCTGTCGATTTCTCAACATTATCAACAGATTTACCGTTGATTGAGTCCATCTTTTGTTGGAAGTTACCAACATCTTTAATGGCATTTTGAAGTTTCTGTTGTAAATCAGCGGCGTCGAGTTTTAGTTTATAAATCTGTTCTTTTACTACAGAACTAGGCATTAACTACTCCCTCCCGACAAACCTTTTGCAATATTACTTGTTATACTGTCAGTTCTAGGAGACACAAAGTCGTTTGGTCTAACGTAACCTCCAGTACGAGTGTAGTGTCCATTCACCACATATACAACAATAGGTTTACCATTCTTAGCTTTATGTGAGTTTTCGAAGATAACATCTATCTGGTCTTTACTCATCGTAATTCGTCTACTCCATGACGACTTAGTCAAGCCCGACCTAACAGGAGTGCTCTCAACAATGTCGTCATAAGCTTTTTGAGTTTCAGCATCAACTACTGTATAGATTTTCGCCATATCAGTTTCTTTTTTAAAGTCGTCGAATAAGTTCTGAAACTTACTATCTGATGACATTGAATATTTCATTTTGAATTAACCTGTAGTTCCCATCTCAGCACGTCGTTTAGCATTCAAGTCTTTGTACATGCGTGCAGTTTCTTCTTTACTACGTTTCTTCTTAGGTGCGTTTAACTCACCTATAACCCCAAGCAATACAAGAAGTCTATGGATATTCCATGTTTCACAACTGTATGGTACTTGTGCATTCGCCATATACGCATAGATTACCTCTGATGTTAGTATACGACGACCACCTTCTCCCGATGAAGAAATCGTAGTTGCAGTAGGTTTGCTATTGATGTATTCGATTATCTCCTTTATGTTGGATTCAGACAAATTGTCTATATCGAACCCTGTCTTATCTAAATTCATTAATTGGACATAAGCTAACACTTCAATAGGTTCCACCTGCAAGCCATTTAAAAAGGGAAACGGTTTTTTAAACACCATCTCCCATTGACTAATAGCTAACAACGAATGCTCGAAATGGTATACTTTCCCTGGGAGAATCATGCTCGTTGTTTCGTCATAAATCTCCTCTGTAACTATCTCAAGCATACTTGCTACCTACTATTTTTTGCTACGACGTTGTTGACGGTTACCTTTATTGGTAACTGTCTCAAGCTGAGCGTTTTGACCCTTGTTCTTACCCGAACGACCTTCTTCAATCAATTGTGAGAAGAATTTACGTGCAAATGCTTCATCTTGGATGAAATCTACGAAGAGTTTACCGTATGCTTCTGACGCTAGGAATTCATCGCGAAAATCTTTCGTCTTAGTAAAGCGTCCATCAACATTCTTATACCCAACGGCAATAGAAACAAATTGCTCGATAAAGTCCATGATGCGGTCTGCGTCACCTGATGCCGCTACATCTTTAACGTAAGTCTCCCAGTCTTTATTTCCTGAGCGACCCATAATACGAAGTGCTTCGGCACTGTTAATGTGGAAGTAGAACTTCTCAGTGAGTTCCTCACCAGAGAGTGGTTCTACATAAGTAATTTCTTTTACAATCATTTGAATAAATCCTTTCTTATAAAAACAAGTTCATTTTGATTTTTTAACCAGTAACTACGCCAAGGAGAACCATGAGTTCTTTTGGAGTAGGAAGTTTAGCATCAGTGTTATCTGTACCGTAGATGGCTTCTTCAACTTTCTTAAGTTTGCTTTGTTCAAGCTTAGTAGAGTCGATGATAATGTGTGCCATTGATTGAGTGTTTTCAACACCTGTGTCAACTGGAGTTGTTGTGAAGTCCCAAGAGAATTCGATAGCATCTGGTGAGTCATTGATTGTTTCAAAGTCTTTAGATGCAACACCTGCAGTAGCATTGTATACCAAGTTGATAAGGTAACCGTGACCTGTAGACTCAGTATCATTACCGATAAGTGTACGGTAAGCGAAACCGAATGATTTACGAGTTTGTGCAGTAAGTTTAACACCTGCAACGGCATCAACTTCACCAAGACAAGCTGCAAATTCATCAGGGTATGTGTAAGCTGAGATAGAACCTTTGAATGATTCTTTCGCGATCAAGTTCAAGTATTTACCGTTGTTAGCGTATTTGGCTGTAGCGTCACCACCATCTGGTGATTCAGACACTTTAGTCAAACCATTCCAAGCTACACCTTTTTCATATGTACCAGCACTGGCCATAGGGAAAAGTACACCACGGTCTACACCTGTTTGGTAAGTTTTTTGACCAGTTTGGTCCCAAAGCAATTTTGCCATAGAAATAATAACCTCTCTAATAATATACTCTATACGTCTCTTGATATAAACCATTGTCTACATCGTAATTGTTGAGGCGTACATAATCGAATTTATCAAGCATGGCGTCCTCAATTGAGTCATCATCCACCCTTGTAAAGAAATTAACAATATAAGACCTGTTAGAACGATAAGCTCTGTTGTTTGCTGACTCTACATCTAGGTAGTTCTTCTCAACAACAATACAAGGGAATTTCAGTTGAGAACCATCTGGTTTCTGATAATATACCCTTGGACAAATCGTCTTAAGTTCTTCAATGAGTTCAGTATGTGTTCTAGTCATAATCTTTAATTACTACCCCCAATTTATTAACGTCTTCAAGACTCATAACCCCATCAGGTACAATTCGTACTCGTGGTGGGTAATTGAGGATTTTACTTACAGAATATACTTGATTCTTGTAAATAACGTACCAGATACGATTAACACGGTCTGTATCATCATTGGCGAATACAAAAGAGAAGTCGAAGTTAGACTTAATATTCTCGTTAATTCGTTGTGAATCAGAAATATCATAGCGTCTATTTTCGACAATGTTAGCAGGGACCTTTCGATATCGTGTGTACTCGTACGAATATACACCAGGTTTAACCTCTGTCTCTTCAATACCGCGAACTAAGATATCTATTGTCGTCCTCATGCTACTCTCCTATATTCCATTTTGAAATTAGCCTTCGCTTCGTCCTGAAGCAGGTTGTCCAGGGTTACCTGATGCTGGGTTAGCAGCTGCAGCTTCGTCAGCGTCTGAATGTTTAGACAAGTATTTAGGACCAGGTTTGTCTTGTTTTTCAACCCAGTTAGGTTTTGTCTTAAGGGCATCTTTACGGAATTTAAGCATATCTTCGTTAGTAGCTTCAGCTTTCTTAACTGTTACAAAGATGAAGGCACGTGGGATCATGATTGCACCTGAAAGACGTGCTTCCATAAGGTATTTCATTTGGTTAAAGTCGATATCGAAATCGTCGAATGTTACGACTTGTCCGCCTTGAGATTGACCGAATACGTAGTCATTCAAGTTACCAATCAAGAATTTACCTTGAGGCATATCGCGGAATTCGATAACTTCAGAACATCCGAAGTAAGCAGCAAGATCACCATTTGTAGCTACACGGTTACCATCACCAGATGAACCATACAAGTAACGTCCGTCTTTATCTTTAAGAGTACGGAGTTTGGCAAGGTCAAATGGGTTGATGATAAGTGATGGAGAACCAGAACCTTGATATCCAGGGATGGTCTTGATTACATCATCAACTACAGACATCCAATCTTCAGATTGAACTTTGATTGTGAAGAAGTCATCGTCTTTAGTGATAGGACGAATATGTTCTTCTTGGATCTTTTCAACGTTTGGTTTACCATCTTTAAGTACTTCACGGCCATCACCAAACAAAGCAGCACGTACGAGTTCTTCTTTGAACTTGATTGCTTGCACTTGTTTCAAGAATGATACAGCATCGATACCATTTTCACGGATATCGATAACGACATCACGGTCAATAGCAGGTTTTTG